AAAATATGAAGACGATAATGCAACGGGGGTTATAAGTGATAAACAAAAGGAGAACTTTGTGAAACTTGAAGAACTCCAAACAATGATTATCACCATGGAAAAAGAAATTAAGGATCAAAAGTTAAAAGTGAAATCAACTTTAAGTCCCAAAGAAAAAAACCTTATCCAAGTTTATATTCTATATAATATTTATACAAGATTACCTATGAGAAATGATGTGGCAATGATGGAGATTATAACCAAACGGGGATATAATAAATTAAGTGAAGAAGAAAAATCAAAAACCAATTATCTTCGCATTGATAAAGGTATGTTAAAATTCATACTTAATGATTATAAAACATCAAAAAAATACAAAGAGAAAGTATTAGACATTCCAAAAGACTTGGAGAAACTATTACGATTTTATATGAGGGTAAATAAATTGGATAGTGGAGATGTCTTATTTACAAGTGGAACTGGTAAAGCATTGACCCGTAATGCGTTAAGTCAATTATTTATCAAAACTTCTAAAAAATATATGAATAAATCAATTTCCACCACTATGTTGAGAAAAATTGTATTAAGTGAAAAATTCGGTGGTCTTAAAGAAGAGATGGAAGAGATGGCAAAAATTGCTGGACACTCAACCGATGTAATGAGTGATGTTTATATTAAAAAGAAAGAGTAGATAATGGTTTAATATATTCTAAATTTACATTGCATAAATCACTTTCTTCAATCTTACCTCTATCTCGTCGTCCTCCCCAAGCACTAAACCATTGGTCTTCATTAAATTCCCAAACATATTTGTCATCATTACAATGCCAACAAAAAAATACCCTTTTACCTTCTTCTATATATTTTCTTGCTTCTTTGACTTTAAACATCTCAAAAAATAAAGTCTTATATTGTCCAAACTTAATCATTCGTCGCTTGTATTCAACTCCAAATTTATCATTCTTAAAATCAATATGAGAATATTTATTTTCATCATTGTTATTATGAAGTGTTCCAAATACTTTTTCAAGTTCGGGTTGATTTCTTTGTTCCATGGATAATCCATATTTTAAATCTGCTTGTTTAGATCTATTCATTTATAATATAACTTATATATTTATTTTGTAAAAACAACCGCATTTTTATTTTCTATAATTATTGTCATTTTTAAAAATTAAAGTTATGAAATAATATATAAGTTAATATTATAAAATATAAAGATGTCAAAAGTTGATCCAGCCTCCGCTCCCGCTCTTTTAAATATAAGGTCTATGCCCGTCAATACTGCTTTACAATTCTCAACTGATGTAAATGACCCAGTTGTTTTCAATCAAGATTTTTGTCGGTTCGAACTTGCTCCCAAAGGTTTTCTTCACCCAAATTCCCAGTTAGTTGTTTCCGTAAAACACGACGGAGCAACTCGTGCCTTCCCTTACATCAATGTGGGAATGTTTTCTCTAATCCAGCGTGCAGTTTTAAAAACTGCTTCGGGCATTACAATTTGCTCCACGGAGGATCTCAATCAAATGATGGGATGTGAAAGTATGTTTTTAGCAAACTCCGTAAATAAAGAAAGGGAGCAGTACAAAACTGGCAGACAGATTGCTTATGAAAGTGTCTATGTTGGTGGTGTCGCAACTTCCCGAGACGCACAGACAGATGCTAATGGTTATAGTATTTCTAATGGAAAAGAATATAATGAAGATGCCACACATGGCACGGGTGGTGGCACTGGTAATCATGAAGTTGGAAGGAGTGTCCAAGATTGTATTTTAAGTGAGCACGAAAGCACCTTTTCCCTTCCCCTTAATTCGTTATTTCCTTACTTGCAGTCGGGCAATCAGCTTCCTTTATTTATTATGCCAACTGTTGTGCTTGAAATATATTGGCAGTCCGGTGTTGGTGGAGCACGACTATCTGCCCCCAAAGCGGGTGGAATTATTAACCACGAAATTAAACAACCTCAATTATTCGCGGATTACCTATTTTATAGCGGTGAGTTCATGGAACAGTACAAAAATAAAAACCGCAACCTTACATTTAACTATGTGGATTATCGACTATCTAAAAATTCACAGACCAAAGCACAAGCATCAAGTTCAGTTAGAAATATTGGCGGGAATGGTATGGTTGTGTCAAAAGTTATTGCGGGTTATGAACATGGATTTACTGAACCTCATAAGCATCTTGTTGGTGCTTACAATGCGAAAAGTCCAGCATTTAATGCCGTCCTTACTAAACAGAGAGATCCCCTAAAATCTAATCTATTTGTTAATAGTCGGTTTTTATATCCGCAGACTGTTGTAAATCCGGCAACCCATTTCCATCATTTAATTGGAGCACAAGGGTCTCCCGCATTTGTATCTCGTGATCAGTATTCGGGTGAAGCTGGTGGTTTAAGTTCTCTCAATCTTGGTAAATATGAAAGTAAAGAACCTTCTGCCGATATTAGGGGCACACAGTTTTGGCAAGGGTTTAAATTACTTGGCGTGGATCGCGTTGATAGTCGTGGAATTGATTTACATATGGATATGCCCACTGCTGATAGTGTCCATACACAGCGAGCTTGGTTAGAAGTTCTCCGGTATGCCACCCTCATTGATGGTGAATTTAATTGTTATTTTGCCTAAATATGAAAAACCGCCGATTGACATAAATATACTATAAGATTGATGTCAATTAGCGGTTCTTAAATATTATCGTTTTTAATCTCGTTTTTTAATATATACTATATTAATAAATATAGTATGAGTGAATATGCTGATATAAGATTGGTTGAGTGTAATCGCCAACAATCAATCCAAGGCACTTCCGGTAATGATACTGAACCTTCACATTTTACATGCCGTTTAGGAAATACAATGGATCTTAAAGCTGGTGATACTGTTGAGATATTAAATGCTTTTATAAGTCAAGATGGATGTGGTGGTGAAAACATTGATTTAAAAGGTGAAAGTATTAAAGATGGTTTTGGAAATCCAATTACACAAACTTATGAATATACAAGACTTGAAGTTGATTATTGGAATAAAGATACAATGAATTATGCGGTAGATCAACCCCTTAATCGTGTAAATAAAAGAGTAAGAAATACAAACGGAGAACCTATTAATGAAGTAATAACAAAAGAAATTAAAGATAATGAGATTAATGTTGAACAATCATATTATATAACAGCAAATGCTGAAAATTATTATTCTTATCCAAGATCATATCTATGGGAAGGGGCAACATCGTTTGATAAAAATTTGACAGATACTTATGAATATGAAGATGGATATATGACTGGGGGAACAGCAACTAATGTATCAGTGAGTTCTGGATTAAATAAGGGAGCACCTTTAAAAGAAAGTTTAATTGCCTCATGTGATTATTTTTTAACAACCCAAGGCGGTAATATGGGATTTCCCAGTGTTGTTAATAGTGAAGGAAATCAAATATTATTTTATAAACCGATCATTGACAATCAACGATATACTTTATTTGCTCGAACAACAAGTTATGCTAATCCAACCGATCCAAATTTTCCCCCATATTTCCAAGATTTAATTGAGAAATTAAATCCGTTATTAGTTGATTTCACAGAATACAAAGAATTAAAAACTTTAAAATTACCCGCTGGATATATATCACAAAATGCAGTTGCCGAAAGAATAACCGAACAACTCCAAGAAGTTTATGAATTTGATGAAGTTAATAAGAAAGAATTAACACAACCCCAAGTATTTTCGTCTTGGGATGGTTATAGGACTGGTGGATTGGGTAATGTGGGACATTTACCTATGAGATATGATTTCCAACCAATAACTGATCCCCTTACTTATAACATGCTTACTCCAACATTACAAACATATTCAACAGAAACATATAAACCATTTGAATGTTGGTCTCCTCTCGCATCAAGTAAAGTAGCATATGACTTATGGACTAACTATTTAGCAAGTGAATTATTTAAGGAAGATTACCCTTCATTTTTATCCAAAACATTTCTATATGAGATTAATCAATGGTTTCAACAATCTCAATGGATATATGTAAAACGACCAGAGATATTTAAAGCTGGACGGAAAATAAATAACCCTCTTGGATTTAGTAATGAAACTGGTGATACAGATACTCCCGTATTTATGATGATTACAAATGAACTTGCTGATAATCAAACTATTGGAAGTATTGACCCAGCAACCAAAATAAGAGATAGTTATGAAACAAGTTATGAATGGACAACTGAAAATCTAAATAATTTTAGGGATTTATTTATAGAGCAAAAAAAATATTATAAAGATTTAATTGAAGATAAGATTGGAGATAATCGAGAGCATAGTTTGGGTGTTGCTGTATTTAGTGATTTATATGATGAAGCAAGATTTTTACATGGTTCTCGGTTAGATAATTCACAAGGTGTGGCAAGTACATATGGACGAATAGGAGTAAGTGGAACAATCCCTTATCAATATCCAATATCTGGTTTGGGTAATGACGGATATAGGGGTGAAGATCAAACCCATTTATCAACACCCTTATTTTTTGCGTATCAATCAAAGAATGCCACAAAATTAACAAGTGGTGAAAATCCAACTGATTTATGTTATGGAGCAATGTTCAAGAAAAAAGTTGGTGATAAATTTTATATTGTATTTAGAAATGATTTAATTAAATGGATAGATTTTAATTTGTTTGATAATTCACCAGCAGTATCCCCGAAGATTATGCTTGCAAATAAAAGGTGTATTGGTTGGGATTGGCACGCTCGTTCTTATGGTAATGTGGTATTAAGTGGAACTTCGGGATATTTAACTCAAAATATTGAGGGTAATTATTTTTACGGAAAAGAAAGTAAAATACCCACGGGTGAAAAACCAGTCGTTCCACCCGCCCCAGAAGAACCCGAATTTACAGCAAATCAATTTATCAATAGATATACGAATATAGATGCCGATAATATTTTAAGATATGTGGGGGCAAATAATCCTTCATTAAATTTTGATCCAGTAAGTCAAAGGTTTGGATGGAAGTCATTACATACAGCAGAGAATACCGGTCAAGACGCAAATGCTGGGAGCGAACATACCAAACGAACACAACACCCAGCAGTTCCACCAGCGGGAGAACATGGGGGCAGTGCTGGCTGGACGGAAACAACAATCACCGGAGTTCCACTAAATCCCCAAGCATCAACAGAAGTTTATAAAATCAATAAAAGATTAAGATATAATTGTTTTTGTCCAGACGCAAAACCATATAGATTAAATACAGAGGGCGAACTATCTTCCGTCTCCACGGGGGGAACAAGATCAAAGGACGCATTTGATACAAAGGTAATACCAGCAAATCGTAATATGAAATTGGGAACAGTATTCGATAGTCATTGTGGTATTTACTTAAATTTCGCCAATGCTTGTCCCAAAGAATATTGGGATAGATCTTTGATTGGTATTCTTGGTTTTACTTGGGAACAATATAATCCAACATTTATCAATAGAGATAATAACCGATTGGCGAGAATTACAAATAATAATAGATTTGAGTTGCCACTTGCAACAACTAATTCACAAATTGTATCAACTGATCTAAAACAATACCCTATGAATATATGGGGTGGTATTACA